GAATTGCCTGCCCTGCAGAGTGACGGCCTTTTGCCGTCTGCTCCAAGCTGATTCTAGCTTCCTGAAGATCCTTAATCTGAAGGGAGTGACTTTGTATTTCCTTGCGCAAACTATTGTACTGCTGTATATATTGCCTAGTAAGTTTGAGTTCTTCGCTTAATTTTAATCGTTCTCCCTTTTCTGCCATAAGCATCTCATATATTTCCCGGTTGGAATAAAACTCACCTTTCCCGCTCAAATAAATACCACTCCTTCCAGCATTACTTAATACCCTTTCATATCAACTATTCCTTTCTATTTTCTTTAATATCCGGATCCTTTATATCCATTACTTTCTTGACATTGGAAGGGACATCTTCTGCACTTCTACGCCCTAATTCTATAAGTTCTGTATAAATATCCACTTCGGTTTTTCTTGTTTCCGGCAGGGGGTATTCCGCTAACACATCCACCAAAGCATCCATGATAAGTAAATTTTGGGCTTCTATTCGTTCCAATTTTTGTTCAATATTTTCTGGTGTGCGTCTTGTTGGTTCCCGTTCTAATTCCCATTCTCCTTCAGGTTCTACTACCCAAGGGATGCCATTTTTATATTCTATTTTTGCCATCTTAACTCAACACCACCTTTGTAACACAACCATTTCCTCCGTTTCCACCCCAATCATAATTGGCAGGACGCCCCCCACTTCCCCCAGAAGCTGAAACTACTCCATCTATAACCAGTTCTTCCATAGCTAAAATATAAATAAGACCACCGCCACCACCGCCGCCACCACCAACAGGGGAATACTCCCCCCCATCAATCCCATCCGCACGAATTGCCCCAGAGGAATTCACATTTATTTTTCTAGCAAACAACATTATAGACCCACCACCATCACCCCCAGGGTTATAATAATCCCCATCTCTACCACTGGCACCGCCCCCAGCACCACAAGCATTAATAATATAGTCAGACATATCCCAAAATAAAGCCGCCGGAAGATTCACATACCAACCTCCAGCTTGCCCACCCCCAATTGGAGCACCACCACTACCACCTACTTTGTGGAGGGTAGAACCCCCATTTTTACCATAGGAAGAATACCCCCAACCACCCCCACCACCAGCACCAGCATAACCGTAACCATCTTGCCCGGGTTGTGTATCCCCAGTACCCGGTTTAAGCCCACCTAACCCCCCTTTACCAGATGCGGAAATAAGACCATTAACGGTTAAGGTGTCTTTTACCAAAATAATAGACTTGTTTACATTCAAAGTAATTCCAGCATTTACTGTTAAATTATTGTACCGGTGTATATAACCATCACTTAGTGAACTATTACTAGATATAGTAATATTTGACAAAGGGTCATTCCCAAAAAAAGGTTCTAATAATGGGGGGAGAGCAGAAACTTCCTGTAAAACAACCCCCATTTGTTTAAGTTTTGCATGTAAACTGCCCCCCACATCTGCTGTATCAGTTCTCAACCCCACCTGCCGGCGGAAAAAACTTAATAACGCTTCCATCATCCCGAACGACATCTATACGTCACCCCCTTTTAGGTACTCCCCAGCCCAGTTAAACGTCATAATATCCCTTACACCGCCTTCATGGGTATCCGCTGGGGGCAAATAACGGTAAATTTTGCTGATCAGTTCCCCATCATACTCAATAGTTGTATGCCCATCCCCATAAATACCGTGTATCAATTCACCGCTTGCACCACTAAATATTTTAAAATGCAAAGCGTTGTTGGTTGTCCAATTCCCACTACCCCCAACCCTCCTATAGGATGGGTAACTAGCATCCGTTGTATTTTCGCCAATCCAATCGTTATGATTTGTGGCATCCCCACCCCTCAAAACCACTAACCAATACTGACCACCACTGGTTAACCCGGACAACTCTATAGGTATGCTCCACCAACCTTTAGGATCTGGGATGAATTCTTTCGGTACAGCTACTTGTTTTAACAAAGTACCATCTACCCCGGTTGCAGGGCTCATCCCATGTCGGATCTGCACAATCAAATCCGCACCAGCTCCATCCCGGTCGATTTCAAGTTCTACCCTACTTATCTCCTTACTGCCAGTTAAAACAAACCTGGAACAATAGGAATGACTTGCTATATCGTTCTCCACTACCCCCACCCCGGTTTTAGCAACCCGTTGGGTACCGTCATAAATAAGTTGGAAAGGTTGAAGGGATAGAAAAGCGTTCATGTTTTCTTCATTGATAATTGTTTCCCCATCTTTCCAAGCGTTTATAGCCATCTTTATACCGCCCCCTGCACCGTGATCCGGCATTCTACTGCAAGAACCATCTTGTCCGTTTTACTCCAAAGCTGATTTAGCATATTTAACATGATACCAGTCTCTGGACTATCCCCTGCCTCAACAAAGATACAGGTTTTCTGGTGATCCCCGTTACATTCACTGGTCAATAACTGCGTCCGAAACCTGACCATGTTATCATCTTGCGTTACCACACTAACCGGCTTACGAAAAACTTCATCTATTACAAAACCGGCATCCGTATCATCCCCAACCACTAAATAAGGGGATGAAGCATTTCGTATCTGTCCAGAGATCCATTCCAATCCCCCTGGAGGGAAACTGTTTAAAAACGGCCCGGTGATTGCATCCTCATATTCAAAATACCATTCGGAGGTTAATTTAAGTTTACCCATTACTTACCAACACCTCCCCACATATTGCATCGGGATCCCCGCAAATATAAGGCAGTTCCCGTGGGATGATTAATAACTGATCAGATAATAACAAAGTTTCTTCCCCATACACATACTTTTGAATGTTTTGTGCCGGTTCCAGATACCTTTTTTTCTGCTGGGATGAAACAAGAGCCTGCAAAAAATCAGCTATGCCTAAAAGCCTACCCCCATATTCAATATGGTGTGTCCAGAGCTTGGGGGATGCGGGCATTATACTAACCCGCTGGACAAGGTATTCCCCAACCACCCCTTGCCTAGGTAAATCAATTCTTACAATCTGCCCGGGCGTCCAAGGATCCGTTTCAAACACTTTTAACTGCAACGCTTTGATTCGAAAGGTTAGATCCACATTGGGGTATTTTTCCCATTTACCATTACTTTTTCTAGCCATACAACCCTTGGAATACTTATCCCATCCAGTTTGGTACTTTACATAATATATATAATAATCGGTACCATACGCCTGTATCACCAACCAATAAGTTCTACCCCTATGTAATGGGGTATCCAATACAATCTCCGTGGTTAACCATTCCCCGGGGTTAGCAGGCCAATCCCCGGCATCCACTTCCGCATAACCGTTTTGGCTGATTGAAGTTCCGGGGAACCCATCTTTATCATTATAAATATGCCACCGGGTAGGAATTGGAAAGATTAGTTCCCCACCGCTCATAACACTAACCTGCAATATACTTGCACCATCCATACCTAAAACAGTTTCAAAACTTTGTCCCACATCCTGCCCGGAGTAAAAATAATACCTTAAATAATCATCTTCTAGTTGTTCTATCTGCCAAGACGGGGTTATGTCATAGTACTCGAAATTCTCGGACGTAACATTCTCAGTTTCAAAATCTCCCTTTACCCTAGGGTTGGCATGTTCCCGTAAATCTGCCATACCAGCGGCCTCCGCTGCAGCTATGGTAATTAGACTATCATCTTCTACGATATGCTCATACACACCATCCCCTTTTTGGATCTCCGCAACGGCTTGTTGACTTTGGTAATCTTCTACCATTGTAAGCACTGGAATATCCTGCCGGGCGGTCAACGCCATGGTGATACCGGCAATCGGGGTACTTGTATAAGCGGAGCAACGAATATATTTTTCCGAAAAACTCATCATATAATCAAAGTGCCCCTCATCATGCAGGTTTTCCACCCCTACAGTTTGGGGGACTTCACCTACCGACAAACTTACTTCATGTGGGGGCCAGGGAAGAACCCATATACGCCCCTCCCCATCCGCCTTCCATTTAACTTGTTGAGGGTCGGAAAGCATCGCCCCACCACGGACATATACCCGGTTACGAAGCCCATGCCTGTCTATAGAATGCCTACCGAAACGAAATTCACCACCGGGTTGTAGTATCATTGGGGCGGGGGAGGGCAGTTCATCTGCAGAGAAGAAATGGAGATCCTTAAAATAACCGGGACGCCAGTGCCAACCACAATAATCACAAAGCCATTTAAAACATTCGCTAGGGCGTTTGTATTCAAATTCAACCCCGGTAGATTCTACTATAGGAGCATTTGGACGGACGCCTTCAGTGGTAAAATCAGGGCAGTATTTTATAGCAAGATCCATAAAAATATCGCTAGCGGACATGTTTTCATAAGCCTCTACAACCAGTTTCTGATCGATGAGTTCTGTATAATCATTACAACCCACCTGCCATACACCCACAACCTGGTTGGTGGGGAAAGAGCGGGCCAACTCTACCTTCGTAACGATGCCAGCAAAAAGTCTCCCTGCAACATCATCCTCGATGATTACTTCTTCCCCTTCTAAAGGTTGATAATACCTTACCTGAAATTGGCAGGTATCCATAATATACGTTAGGTTGCGTTCTATACTTAAAGTTTTCCAGATAATATCCGGGTATTTATTTTTCCCTGCAATGAATAAAGTTCTGCCCAATGACGACATTTAGAAACGCACCCCCCGCTTAAACATCTCCCTTTCAAATACGGAAAATATATCCTCAGCATTTCCAGCACCATGGATCACAATAGAACCAGGTTGAAATATAGTATCCCCATAACTAGAGGTACCCCCAAAAAACCCATTTGCTGCCATAGCAGGAGATAACATACCAGGCGGGGACAAGAATCCCATGGCAATACCCTCAGTAGCCTTTTCTATAATCCCTCGTAATTGGGGTATTTGTATCTCTATCCCCTTTATTAATTCCCCCATCAAGGAAGGCCCCCACTCAGTTATCCTTTTTAAAGGCCCCCTCCTCGCCGGGCTATGGGGCATGTAGCTATCTATAGTATCTGCTATGGATTCCAATTTACTAATTAGAGCGGGCATCATACTATCAATCCCACTCATAAAGTTTTCCATCAAGCTGACACCATAGTTTGTTGATTTTCCAACTAGGTCGTTAAATTTTTGGTGTATATCTTTTATATTCTTTTCCGTATTTTTACGGATTTCTTCGTTCTTCTTTTCCCATTCCAGCTTATACTTTTCCAGTTCTTCTTGTGCCTTGGCATTCATTTCTTCCAGCTTGCGGGCCACTTCCCGACGTTGCTGATCCATTTGTTGGGCAGTATCGTTGCGGATATCATTAAGCTGACGGTTCATTTCTTCCCGTTGCTTTGCAAGCTGAATCACGGCTTCATCTTTCGCCTGGGCCTGTTTCTTCTTCCAAAGGTTTACGTATTGAGTAAGTTGCTCACTCGTTAGAGTATTTAAAGCGGCTATCTCCGCCCCAGCCTTTGGCCCCATGGATCTTAATTCTTCCAGCAATCCTTCATCTATACCCTTTGCAGCTAGCTTCTGTATATTTTCTTGCCAATCATCGAAAGCATCCACTTGCCCCTCAAGGTTTTCCAGTAATTTTTCACCAGAAACCTCTTTGTGGGATACCTCGTCAAATAACCCAACAAAATTCATTAACGCCTTGGCACGATTATCTAGTTCCTGCTGGAATTGTTGGGTAACCTGCTTTTCCCGGGACATCCCCTGGGCTTGTATCTCATTAAGACGGAGACTTAATTCCGCCTGTAGATCCGCAACATCTCTAGCAAGGTTTTCGTTTGTATTTTGTACATTTTTGTTATAATCTTCTAAAGCGTTTGCCAAATCTGTATGGTAAGCCTGAGCAACCTTTTTGAGTTCATTTACTAACTCTTTGGCATCCCTGCCCTGTGTCTTGATTGATTCACTGGTTTCCTGTATCTGCTTTTCAAGGGATGCTTGGGCCTTGTACTCATCCGCTAATTTACGATTTAATTCATCTATACGCTTGATCAGATCCTGCTTGGTTTCCCCTTGAAGTATCCCCGCTTTATTAGCTTTTTCAACTTCCTTCCAAGAAGCCTCCACAACGGATCTTTGCAAAACTAATTCATCATTTAATTGCTGGTGTTTTAACCGGAGGGATTCCACCTTATCCCCGGTCATTTCCGCATAAGTCATTTCCGTTTCATGTTGCGTACGTAAAAGATCTAGTGCGGCCTTTGCAGAATCAGCAGTACCAACCCAAGCAGTTTTAGTTTTTTCAGCAGCCTCGGCAGATTTACCCCCGGCCTCCGTTGCCTTGTCCCCAACCCCGGATAAAGATTCCCCAAAATCATCCACAATAGGGATGGTGTCATCTAACGATTCCCCAGCAAGTTTTAGGCCCAGTTCCATTTCCCGGAATTGCCTATTAATATTGGCGGGGCCAGCAGCAGCACTTTCTAATTCCCGGAATCCCTTGTTAAGATCCGCTTGGCTTTTTGCAACCCTCTGAGTGATACCTAATGCCTCTGTCAATTTATTAAAAATTTTAATTATAGCATTAAACGCTGCAACAAACTTTTCCTTTAACCAATCGATCGCTTTTGCCATAGCCCCGGTTTTGATTGCAACGGCACTTGCAACGGCGGCAATACCGGCAATTACCCAAGCTACCGGCCCCATTGCAACCACCCAAGAAGCTGCCATTATTGCAGCGTTTACCGTGGCACTAGCGGCAGTAGCTACCCATGAACCAATCACCTTTAAAGATGCCAACGCCTGTACTGCAGCACTAGCAGTCGCACTAGCAGCGGAGGAACCCCATGCCGCTATCGTCTTGGCAGCGGTGACGGTAGCTTGTGCAGCTAGGATAGTGAATTTGGGCAGCAGTAAACCAGCTATAGCGGATGCAGTCACAATAACCCCGTTCCTGATCCTATCCCATACTGGGGATATTACCTTCCCCAGTTCAATTGCTTTTTCCTTGATAGTATCCCAATTTTTATAGATAAGGACACCTGCAGCAACCAAGATCCCAATTGCAGTGATTACTAACCCAACGGGGTTGGTGGTAAGCCAGGTAAATGTTTTGCCTAACGCTGTGACACTTTTGCCTATTGCCTCGATTGCTAATGTGACTTTTGGTAATTGGGAAAGCAAGATCCCTAATACATAGAGAAAAGGGCCTAAAGATGCGGCAACCAACGCAACACCTAAAGCAGCTTGTTGTGCCGCTGGATTTAAATCATTTAACCAATCTACAAAATCCTGTATTTTGGCTATTATTTCCACAATAATAGGACGCAACATATCATACACTTTCAATGCTAGTTCCCCTAGGGCGGAAATTAGTATTATAATATCACCTTTGGCGTTTTCAAGCATGGTCTCTGCCATCTCATTTAAGGCGCCATCTGCTTCGGAGATGCTTTGTTTAAGACTGTCGTAACTACTATCCAACCCATTTAGGAGAGCGTTCAGATCCTTAACGTGTTCCTTACCGCCGATCATAGCAATGGTAGTTTGTCGTTGTTCTTCTGTCATATCTGCCATTTTATCTTTTAGTTCAAACAACACGTTTTCCAAGCCTTTAAATTTACCCTGACTATCAAAAGCATTAAAATTAAGATCCTTCAACGCATTTTTCGCCCGGCCCATTGGAGAGGTTAGATTCAACAATACAGCATTTAAAGCGTTGCCGGCTTCCCCACCTTTAACCCCGGCGTTGGCAAGGAATCCTAATGCCAAAGCACTTTCATCCAACGGGACACGTAACCCTCGTAAAGTACCACCAACGCCCAGGTAGGCTTCCGCCATCTGGTCAATATCAGTGTTGGATGATCTTGCAGTTTGGGCAACAATATCTAAGTAATGATCTAAATCCTTAACTTCTATTCCCATAGCACTCATACTGTCCGTTACCAGGGAACTAGCCCGGGCAAGATCAATATTCCCGGCCTCAGACAAACGGAGTACAGGCATTAAACCACTTATGGATGTTTCTACATCCCAACCAGCCAGAGCCATGTATCCCAAAGCGTCTGCTGCTTCCTTTGCACTTTTAGAAGTAGCAGCACCCGCATCCCTAGCAGCACCCTCTAATACCGCCATCTCCTGTGAAGTAGCACCAGATAATGCCTTTACAGTGGACATAGATTGTTCAAAATCCATACCGATTTTTATAGCAACCCCTGCTAAACCGGCAACGGGCAAGGTAATATACTTTATCAGGCTTTTACCAGTGTTTTGAAAAGACTTGCCTATCGTCTCAAATTTACTCATTATACTCCCGGCAGCCTTTTCACCCTGCGCTTTGACCATGGCCATAGCGTTCTCAAACTGTGTAGGATCTGCTGTAACAGGAGCAGTTACTTCCCCTACAATAAAAGCCATATACCTATACCCCCTTCCCGGTTACATTTCTAGACAAAAAATCTTCATCCCACTCCGCAAAACTACGGTTACTTTTATCAGAATACCACCTTTGGAAAGCAGATTCAGCGGGAAGCCCCCTGAACAAAATCAAAAACTTCCTCCAAGAAAGACCGTCTGATAACCCTTCCCGCTGTAAATCGATCTTATAGTAATGCCAAAAATCGGATTCCAAGGAACCCCAGGCCCACATTAGGAGCCTGGGGTCTATTTGTTTTTTGACTGGGATACAGTGTATCCCCAATTATTCATAATATCAGGGATAAGTTTACTGATCACAAAGTGCATCTCAATATCCGCTGACTGGTCTAACATTTCAAGAAACTCTGCACCGAACATCTTTTCAATGAATTCACTCATCCGATCATCCGGAATCTCAAAAACGGTTTTCCCTTTAACCTTTTTGATACAATGCCTCATATAAAACAAGCCGAAAGAGAACGGCATGGAGCGGGGAACATCAAATACCCTGCCCTTAAACTTTATTTTATAGGGCTTGTTTTCCTCCTGGTACTCCCGCAATGCTTCGTCATAATCCATGACTAGCTCCTGTTCTTGCATATTAGACAATTCTTCCGTTTTGTTATTAAGGAAGGCTATCTTTTGTTCGTTGGTAAGTAATTTATCCCCCATTATAAGCACCCCTTCTTTTTATTTTCTTTAGCTTCCTGGGACAACATCGCTTTTACTATTCACCCTAAAAGTTCCGTTAAAACGATACACACCAGAAATGGATCCGGTTTCTGCATAAGCCGTGAAAAACCCGGTGTATTCTACGCCATAACCAGTATTACGGGTATGCTTGATCGTAACGGTATCCCCAGATTCTGCAGCATCCCTTAAATCAGATTGTCCCTGGTCTGCCCCAGTAGTACCTTCCAAAGCAATTCCTTCCAAGGTAACCGTTTCGCCTACGGAAATGGCAACAAATTGTTGTTGCAGGACGTAAGAACCCGCCACAACATCCCCTGATCCGGTAACTTCTTCCTCATTGATGGAAATTGCCCGTTCAAAGGAAGAAACCTTTGCAACAACTTGACTATCTACCTCAACTACGGTACCGGCAAATTTAATCTCGCCCATAGACATATCCCAACCTCCTGTTAATGTTAATTTTAATAATTCTGTAACAGATACACTTTCCCCAGAAAGAAGATATAACCAGGTACAGGGGCCTAAAAAATCGTTCCAAAATTCACATGAAGGATCTTCTAAATTGTATTGTTTGCTTAATAAAGGCCCTTGATCAAAAGGCTGACCCTGACTTAAAGGCCACCTGAATATATCATCCATCTCCTCCCCCCTTCCATGCACCCTTCCCTAATTCCTAAAAAGGTCTCCCGTGGAGGCAACCCTTAAATAATAATGAGCAGTCCATTCACTTCGGCCCTTATCATCCATACCGATATTATAGGGGGCAGATGCCACAAATACGGCATTGACCATTGCCCCATTATCAATAAAACTTTCCCCACCAAAACCGGCAAGGCTTTTATGGATAGACATGATTTTGTTTCTTGCTTCGGTATTTATCACATTTCGGACTATGATTTGTACGCCAAATTGATCCACGGATAAAGCATTAGATTCCTCTATCACCGGGGCGGACGTATCATACACCGTTATACAATCACTAGGGGAGGCCGGTTGAAAGTTCAAAAAAAGATCCGTGTTTTTGGTTCCATGGTTTAAAGATGCAAGATATAAAGCTAATTCTTCTGCTATCATTTCAACACTCCCCCCAACTCTATTTGAAGGGCCTTTGTTAAAGTGGGGGAAATTAGTTGGTTATAGGGGTCTCTTAAATAAAACCGTTTCCTGCCCTTTTGAAAACTAGCACTATTTTCATGCCATCGCAAAGCATAAGGCACTATAGGATGCCCAGTACCTAATCCCCCACCAAAACATATTACCCCCTGGGGGGATCCATCGGGGGCCATTAAAACCATACCGGAAAGCATTAAAGTACCTTCATCATGAGGAACCTGTTGACGTGCAGCTTCTAAAATCACATAACAGGTTTTTTGGACAGCTTCCCGGGATGCCCCGTTTACCGCTTTCAAAAGCTGGGGGCCTTTCCAATTTTTCCAACCACCTTTAGCCATAGGTAATCATCCTTTTTACTTTACCGATATTTCATAATGGTGGGTTTTGCCTGTACGAGGGTCATCTATTGGGTCGATTCGTATAACTTCCATACCCTTCCGCTGGTATGGGGCAGTCTGATCTATCAGCCAATGTTCATGGGCAACATCTATCTGAACATTACTGGGCAGGAATACCGTTGCAGAAGCGGTAACATCCTCCCCCTGTAAACCAGCCACAATCCTTTTTCCGTATTCCACAAACCCGTTTGTCCTGAAATGGGTTACATCTGAAAAGGATCCCTGCCAATCCCGTGCCCGTTTACGTACTTTAAGTTTATGCGTCATTAGCCTGCCGAAAGAGGGCATCATTTTGTTTTAACCCCCCGTATAACAATACCGGAACTAGCCAAAACTGCATCTGCAAGGCCCATCCTTTCTGGTATCAATTGTCCTTTTTGCCCATGTTCAGTGACGGAAAACCTGCCCAATGAGATGCTTGCTGCAGAAGGAGAAACATCCCCGTTATCATAAAGGAAAGATACCATTTGCGCAACCCATTCCTTTACGGCGTTTTTACGGTATTCAGGTAATCTATCCATATCTAGTTTCCAACCATCCCGGCCTACAGAATGGTTACCAATACGGGCATCCAGTAACAAACAAGCCCGTTTTATACGCTCCTCAGTAGCTTCTAGTCGATAACGGAAGGTTATATCCGAATATTCCTCCGGGGATATATACATAATTTATCCACCCTCTTTAAGCCGTTGGATCAGCTCGTCCCTGCTGCCATTAGCAGGAATATCCTTTTTTTTGCACAATTCCTGTATTTCCCGGTAAGGTAAATTCTCAATCCCTTCCTGTTCTTGATCATCTTTGTTTGGCGTGGATCTTGTCATTGTTTGCGGTACGGAGTGGTCAGTTTGCGGTTCTGGAGGTTGTTGCGTTTCTTTTATAGGGGATATTAATACAGTAGGGATAACGGCATTGACACGGATAAATGCACGGGCGTGTTTTCTATCCATGTTTACAACATCCCCTATTTCCCGTAATTTACCTTTATAATATCTTCGTTTCTTAAAAGTAACTTCCATATTAATTATCACCACCGAAAAAAAGAATTAAAGGGGATAATATATAATCATCCCCTTTTTTATTAACTACCGGGCGTTCCCAAAATAGCGAACGGGTAACGCTCATCCTCATCCATCTGAAGGCGGTTGATTGGATTCGGTACCTGCCAAGCAAGACGCATTACCGCACGGATACCAACCATATCCATCTGAGGCAGGTTATAAAGGATGTTACCGGTG